ATAATTACACGTTATAAACATAAAGATGAAACTCATTATTTTGTTATAACTGACCACTTATAATTATTAACTCCTGAAAATGGAACTACAGAACATCAAACTATAGGTCATTATTCTAAGGATTATTGTTTAAAAGGATTTTGTAAAAGATTTAATTGTACAGTAATAAATATTCATCAGCAAGCAGCTGAAACAGAAAGAATGGAATTCTTCAAAGGTGAAACTATTGAACAAAAGTTAGAACCTTCATTAAATGGTCTTGCAAATAATAAAGAAACTGCAAGAGATTGTGATTTAGTATTAGGATTATTCTCACCAGCTAGATATAAAATAGCTCAATACAGAGGATATGACATCACTAAATTACAAAATAGATATATGTGCTTAATATTCCTAAAAGATAGGCATTATGGGCTTGGAAATAGCTATATACCTATGTATTTTAATGGAGCTAGTAATTTCTTTAGTGAATTAGAAACAGCAGAAGAATTTAAAAAGAATCCTAAATTATATGAAAAATATACTTAAAAAAATTAAAAAACTAATCATACTACTAATATTCACTAAAAAACAAAGAGAGTATATTTGGAGTTTAATTGACATAGATTATTATGAATCTAGACATCATCCTATTTATTGTAGGGTGGAGGATGATAGAGATTTGATGTTAGATACACAAATATTATTTGATATAAAAATTGATAAAAATGAAAATGATTAAAATGAAGAAAAATTGTCAGCAGTAGGAATTGTAGGAAAAAGTGGAACAGGTAAATCTACCTCATTAGGTAAGATACCAGAATTGGGTATTCAAGGATTAGATCCTAAAACAACAGTAGTAATTAATGTAAGTGGTAAAGATTTACCATTTAGAGGATGGATGAAAGTCTATTCTGGAAGTGTTAGTCAAGGTGGTAATTATATTGAAACAAGTGATGCAGATGTTATATCTAAAGCAATAAAATATATTTCAGATTCAAGACCTGAAATTAAAGATATTGTAGTAGATGATGGTCAATTTATTATGTCATTTGAATTTATGCGTAGAGCTAAAGAGAATGGTTATGGTAAATTTGCAGATATTGGTGTTAATATGGCTAAAATATTAGAATCTGCTCGTAATACACGTAAAGATTTGAAAGTATATTTCCTTTGGCATCCAGAAGAAGATAAAGACTTAGGATTTAAAATGATGACTGTAGGTAAGATGGTAAATGATTATCTTTCTTTAGAGGGATTGTTTAGTGTAGTTCTCTATACTAATGTATCTAAAGCTAATGATAACAAAATAAAATATGAATTTGTAACAAACAATGATGGAAAATATCCTGCTAAAAGTCCAGTAGGAATGTTTACAGAAACATATATTCCAAATGATTTAGGACTTGTTTCACAACTTATAGATAATTATAACAAAGGTTAAAAACTATGAATTTAGAAAAAGAACAGATTGAAAAAAGAGATGCTTATTATATTAGGTTAAAAGGTAGACATGGTGTAATCACTAATCCTTATTATACTAGACTTGCAAAAGATGCTAGATTCCAAATACAGACGTATATGGAAACTGAAGGTGTTTTTAAAGTAATAGATTTTAATTCAGGAGCTTATGGTTATTGTCTAGCAGATGAATTTCAAATAATAGATAAGGAATTTTCTGACTTTAAGATTGTCAAGAAAGGTATTCGTGTTGAAAGAAAAGATAAATTTGGAGATAGATTCATGATTGAACTTCAGAATAATAAAAGAGATATTTATCTTTCATCAGCATCAGTGTCCCTACTAAACATGAATCAAGAAGAAAATTATGTAGGTTTTGCAAGTGATCCAGATACAGGTAGAATGTATATCTTTAGTGCTGATAATGCATCAGGATATTTATTGAATAAAGATAATAACAGAATTACATCAACAGCAGATTGGAGGGAAATGTTCAAATTGTATGAAACAATGAACTTTGAGATAACACCGCAACCAATTATTGATAATAATAATCCTGGATTTATCTTCTATACAGTAAAAGCTAATTATGAATATTTTGGTAAACAAGAACAACCAACATTTAATAATCATAAGAACACAAAGCAAAAAGTAAAAGATAATATTCCAGGAAGAGGACTCGTTGATAAACTTACATATGATACTGAAGAAATACCTGTAACATGGGCTCCTAAGTTTGTAGATAATGGTCTTACATACGATGATGACTTATTACCATCAAAAACAGATCCTCAAGTAAAAACTACTGGTCTATATTATAATACAACAGATCAAATAATAAGAGAAAAACTTAATGAAATACGAAAAATTAAAAACTCAAAATAAAATATGTTTAATACAACAATAATAGATACAACAAAGAAACAATATCCAACAAATAAATATTTGTCACCAGGACATTATGAAGTAAAAGTAAATTCAATTACTCCTTATAAAGCGGGTTCAGGTAGTTACCAACTACGTTTTGAATTAGAAACACCACCAGTTACCACTGAAGGATTTGTTCCAGCAGATGGTCATACAGGACAAGTAGGTACAGTAAGAACTGTATATATTAGTAATCCTGAGATGGAACAACAGGTAGGTACATTAATTGCTAGTTTAGCAGATGTAACAGGTACTCGTGACCAAGTAGATAATATTAAAACTGAAACTTATGAAGAATATGCTACAGCTTTACAAAATATTGTAAAGGATAAGTATTTCATGGTAAGTATTGGTGGTAAGAAATATGTTAATAGTACAACAGGTAAGGTAGGTACAGAATTACAATTCTCTCGTTATAAGACATTTGCAACTAAGCAAGATGTTCTTGATAATGGTGTTGAAAAGGTATTAGGTAAAATCTACATTAAAGAATTACCTACAGATACTGCACAAGAAAAGAAAGAAGTATTATTTTAATTAGCCTGGTTAGCTTTTGAATACAGGGTAGGTGTAAAAGCCTACCCTTTTTTATTTTAAATAAATAAATATGATAGATAATTTTGAACAAATAAAAGGATTGATGAAGTTTGAAAGTGAAGATGAGTTCTATTTTGTTCAAATTCTTCAAAGAACTAAAGAAAATCCTAATTTAGGTAAAAATAATAATCTAATAAGAACATACAATGTTTATTCATTGGATTATTTAGAAAAGAAAAAGGAAGAGATGATTTCAATTGCTAACGCTTTAAATGCTCGTATTTATATTCATTTAAATAGGAGAAGTTTTAAAATGTTAGCTTTTGAAATGTTGGAAGATATTACACATCAAATGAAGAGTGGACAATTTCAAACAATTAGTCATTCTTATGATAGTATTTGTGGTAAACATCATTCAGAAAAAGATAAGACTTGGGTAATTGATATAGATGGACAAGAATTAGAAGAAACAAATTTAACACAATTAAAAAAAGATGTTAATTGTTTTATAGAGCCATATAATAATAGAGGTAAAATTATAGCTCAAATACCAACTAAAAATGGTATTCATATTATATCAACTCCTTTTAATTCTCAAAAATTTAGTGAGATTTATCCAGATATTCAAATACACAAGAATAATCCAACAATATTATATGTACCATGATTTCAACAAAGAATATTAATACCTTATCATTATCAACAGATAATATCCTTAAATTTATAACAGAGGAAAATATTTTCAGAAAGTATATCTCTTATAAATTTGAGATAGGAGAAATATTCTCAGCTGAATATAGAGATGACAAAAAACCATCATTTGGTGTATATTGGAATTCTCATAAGAATAGGTTAATGTTTAATGATTTAGGTAAGAAAGAAGGAGGAGATTGTTTTAAATATGTACAATTAGCTTGTAAATGTGATTTTCTTAGTGCTTTAAATCAAATCAATAAAGATTTTAATCTAGGACTAGGAGGAGGTAAATATAAGCCAGATTTATTAAAAACTTATGAAAAAGTAGATAAGACAGAATATTTAAAAGAAAGAAAGAAAATATCTATAATAAAACAAGATTATACGCAGATAGATTTGGATTATTGGGGAGATTATGGTATTTCTAAAGAAACTCTAGAGAAATATAATGTATTTTCATGTAAATGTTTTAGTGTAGATAATGAAGTAAAAAGATGTTATGTAGATAATTATCCAATATATGCTTATTTCTTTCCTAGAACAGGGAATTATAAGATATATGTACCACATGAAATTCCTATTCATAAATGGGCTACAAATGCAAATAATGATTGGGATATTATGGGGTATGATCAACTTCCAAGAGAAGGTGATACTATCTATATTACAAAAAGTTTAAAGGATGTAATGTGTTTACATGAGTTAGGAATTACAAGTGTTGCCACACATGGTGAAGGACAATATTTTAATCCAGATTTTATTAGGCACATTAAGAAGCGATTTAAGAGGGTTGTAGTATTTTATGATAATGATGAAGCAGGAAAGATTTGTGGTGCTAAAATGGCTTCTGAATACAATTTAGAGCTATTCTATATACCAGATGAATATAAAACAAAGGATATATCAGATTTTATTAGAGAAAGAGGAAAAGCTGAGGCTTATAAATTAATAATTAATGGTTAAAGAAAAAAAAGTAAAAGAAGATCCATATGTTTTAGAAATTAAACCATATGATAATAGAGAGAAATTAAGTGATTATTGTAAGGATTATTTAATTAAGACAAAAAATCATGATATTAAATTTGAAGTGAGTGGTAGAACATCAAGTTGTGGAAGTGTTCAAATTATGAATATGTACATAGGTAAATATCAAAATAATCTTGATTCAGGATTAAGTTTAGAACAAAGAAAAGAAATATTAGGAACAATTAAAGAAAAACATGAACAAAATCATATATTCTTTATTGATTGTGCTGGAGGAGTTATAGAAAAATTCTTTGGTGATTTAGGATTTGAGAAATGTTGGACATATTTTAATCCAAATTCAGAGAATGTTGTAAATATGTGGTCTTTAAATAAACAAACAGAAGATGAATATTATGAAAATCAAGATAATAATGACAATGATACAGATTATTCATGGTAAATAAATAATTATGAATATAGAAAGATTAACAAACTTAATAGAACCTAATTGGCTTAAAGTATTAACTCCATTTATAGAATCTAAACAATTTGATGATATTATTGAGCATTTAAAAGTGGAAAAACAAAATGGTAAAACAGTGTTACCAACAGATGTTGATTGTTTTAATGCTTTTAAATATTGTAATTATAAGGATTTAAAATTAGTGATATTAGGAATGGATCCATATCCTAATTTAGTGTTTAACAAACCCGAAGCTCATGGATTAGCTTTTAGTTATAGACCAACAGCAGAACATGATTTTCATATTCCTAAAAGTTTACAAGCAGTATTAAAAGAAGTGGAAGATGATGTTTATAAATGTAATTTAGATGATGTTGGAATATTAACTGAAACAAATCTTCAACATTGGGCTGAACAAGGTGTATTATTACTTAATACAGCTTTAACTGTAAATCATAAGGAACCAGGTTCACATATTAAATTATGGAAACCTTTTACACAATATGTGATACAATATCTAAATCAAAACAATCCAGGTCTTATATGGATGCTTTGGGGTAATGATGCTAAGGCTTATAAAGATAAGTTGAATAATAATCATCATATTCTTGAAGCAGGACATCCAAGCCCATTAAATTGTAATCCTTTGACTAAATTTGCTGGTTGTAAGCATTTTAGTAAAGCTAATGAAATAATTGAAAAACAAAACGGAAAAGAGTTTAAAATAATATGGTAGAAGTAGAAAGTAAAATAAAATTAAAACCCTACGGTATATTTTATAGTGGGAAACATAATGGTTGGGCATTTCAACTATTAAATGATAATTATGAAGGATTTTATTCAGGTGTTTGTTGTAAAGATTTTCTTCAAGATATAATTTGGAGTGAATTAACACAAAAGGCTATGCAAATACATAATCAAAAAAGTGATTACAAAGGTATTATAGACAAACAAACTACTTTAAAGTTAGTTATGTATCCTCATTTATTTGCAGGCATACCTAATCCTAAAATAGATAATTTAGAAGATTTATCATCAAATTTACAAGGATTTTTGAATGAAATTGAATTATTAATGAATGTTGAAGAATTATCAGTTGTTCAAGCAATAGATAATAATGTTTTAATAGAATTTAGCAAGAAATGGATTGATAAACCTTATTTATTTAGTATGTTTCTATTATTGTGTAGATTAGGTGTATACTATAATGGTAAATTAGAGGAGTATTTAAAAAATCCTTTTATTGGTGATACACCATATTTGGATAATTGTGATATGTATTCATTAAAAGACCATTGGAAAAAACTATTAGATATTATTGAAGGTAAAGCAATTATAGAAGGAAAAGATTGGAAAGATTTAATAACTCCAGATGAAGTACATCATACTTCAGGATTATTTGATAGTATTCATTTATTAAAATATAAAGAAAATGGCATTGACATTGACCAAACCAAAAAAGAAAGTTAAAAAAGCAATTACAAGTTTTAGAGTAAGACTTAGAACAAGAAATTTTACAGCTGAAGCATTAAGAGAGAAGTTATACACAACATTCTTTCCTAAATTAGCAGTAGTAAGATTAGGTAGTTTAACACCAGTGGAAGAAATTACAGGTATTAGAGATGTTATTGAAATTAACAAGCCTGAAGCAATTGAAACATCTAGAGATAAACTATTGATGATGGAAGCTTTTACACAAAATAAAGTTAAAACTCCAGAATGGTGTAAAGCCACAGATGAAGAGATAATTAAAACATTAAAATTTCCTTTAGTGTGTAAATCTAGAACTGGGCAAGGAGGGGCTGGAAATACATTAGTAAGTAATCAAGAAGAATTAAATAAATGGAAAACTGGTAAGACTTTATCTAATTATATTATTACTAAATATAAAGCATTTTCAAGAGAATATAGACTTCATGTTACAGAAGATGGATGTTTCTTAGCATGGAGAAAAATGCGTAAATCTGATGCTAAAGAAAGATGGTATTTTAATAATGATAATTGTGTTTGGATTGGTGAAGACAACCCACTATTTGATAAACCTATTAATTGGGATGAATGTATTCAACAAAGTGTTTTAGCTTTAAAAAGTTCAGGACTTAACATTGGGGCTGTAGATTTAAGAATTCAAAGTGCTAAAGATGAAAATGGTAATAAAAGAAATACCTGTGATCTGGCTTTAATGGAAATCAACTCAGCTCCGAGTTTGGGTGAAAAAGGCAGTGAATTTTATTACAAAGAAATCGTTAAATTAATAAATAAAAAATTATAATAATATATGTGCGGGATTTCGGGGTACACTGGAAAATCACCAGGGAATATAGATAAATTGAAAATTTTAGGATTATATAATACAACACGAGGAACAGATTCTTGTGGAATAGCATTAAATAATCAATTAGTTAAGGGAGTTGGTACTATTGCAAATTTTAGTAACTTTATTGAAAGTAAAATATTAGAAACTGATGTAGAACATAAGAATTACGCAGTTTTAATTCATACTAGAAATGCTAGTCAAAAATCAACTAAAGATGACCCTGAATGTGCACATCCTTTTGAAATTAAGAATAAGAAAGGTAAGACAATCTTAGTTGGTATGCATAATGGTGTTATTACTAATGAAACTGAAATTGCAAAAAAATATGGTGTAAAAGAAGAAAAAGTAGATTCTAAGACTTTATTATCAATATTAGCTAAAGCTAAGACAGATGATAAAATGTTAAAAGTATTGCAAGACTATGAAGGTGCTGCTGCTTTAGCATGGTATTATGCTGATGAACCTAATACATTATATTTATGGAAAGGTGCTAGTAAACAATATTCTTATGGTTCAGTAGTTGAAGAAAGACCTTTGTTTATTTATAGAGTGAAGGATGATACAGGTAAATTTACAGATGAATTTTATTTTTCATCAATTAGAGAATCTTTATTAGCCATTGGTGGTGATACAGGTTATGCTGAAACAGATGTTGATAAAGAACCAAGTGTTAAAACTATTGAATCTAATTGTCTTATTAAGATAATCCCAGGTGAAAAGTTTAAGGTTAGACCTATTAAAAGAGCAGAAACTACTAATACTACAAAAAGTTCATCATGTTCAGTTACTCCACCATCAACTAAGAATATAACAATTACAGTAAAACCTAATACTCAAAAGATAAATGAAGTTTTAATGTTATCTGGGTTTAAGAATTATCCTTTCAAGAAAATTAATAAAAAACCATTACTTAATAGTAAAAAAGTAGTTACTCTTGATAATGAACCATTTATACATGACTTCCACGATAAAGGAAATAAAATATATTTCCTAAGAGGTAGATATTGGCAAAATGGTCACATGATAGGTGGCACTGAAAGAACAACTTATGTTACTAGAGAAGTAGATATTGATGGTTATCCTAAAGACCACAAATTATGTGATATTGAAGGTATTGATACATATTATTTCTTCCAGGGATTATTACTTCAAGGGAAAGAAGATGCTGAAGCTGTTAAACAATTATGTAATACAAATTCAGCATGGACTGCTGATAAAAAAGAGTTAAACTTACATACTATTGCAAAACATGTTTGGGGATTTGCAAGTAATTTTAAAGATACTTCAGGATTAGCTAAAGATTCAAGTGGAGGAAATGGATGGGCAAGTGGTTTTTATTATCCAATGTTTGATTTTGATAGAAAATATAAGTTTGATAATGGATTCTTTGAATATGCTGAATATACAGCAATGAATTCATCTGATAAATTAGCAATGATTAAATCATTTGAAACTAAAATACCTATTGTTAAAGAAGAAGCTAAAGTAATTCAACTACCTATTACTACTAAAAAGTATAGCACTGAAATTACAGAAGCTGCTGAAGCAATAAGTGATGCAGAAGAAGATATGATATTTAATCATTGTTACGAAGCAGTATCTTCTTTAAAAGCAGCTTTAACATCTCTTGAAAATGTGAAAACTAATGAAAGATTTCGTAATTTATATAGAGTAATGGGGGTTACCAAAAATACAATATCAAATACACTTCTAACAGTTGAAAAAGAAGTAAGAAAAGAAAAAGAAATTGAATTTACAACTGAAAAAGGTCCTTTGTACAGTTAAATATGAGTAGAACAAAAAAAGATATGATTACAATTCATAAAAATGACATAAAAGAAGTAGAAAACTTTGAGGGTAAGTTAGTTCCTAGAGAAGATTGTAAAAGGATTGATGGTAAATACTATCAGGTAAATGTTGATTGTTTCTTAATTCCTAATGAAAAAGGTGAATTAAAGTGGACAAGAAAGAATACTGGTAGAATAGCTTTTGATTATGATATGCAAAAATGGGACCTTACTAAAAGATTAAGGGAGAAGGAAGAGTATGTTGAAGGTATAATTGATGAAAAGGGTAATAAAGGTTACTTCACTTTAAATCCTTATGTTAATGTTACTATTACAGAAAATGCTAATGATGATTCTTCAGGAGGAACTATATGTGTAAATTCAACAGTAGCTGAAAAATTAGGATATTCTGAATACTATGGTACAGGATGTTATATAAATACAGCACCTTTAAGTGCTTCTGGAAAGAAAAGCTTAAAGAAGATTGATATTTATAGATACCCTAAGCTTAAAAAATTAGCTTATAATGCAGATGATGATAATAATCATTATTTGAAGATTATAGCTGAATATAATAAGCATAAGAGTAAAATGCCTATAAGTCCATCAACTATGCAAGCAGCTAAGTTATTTGGTAATTATTCATTTGGTATTGAAGCAGAAAGTTGTAATGGATTTATTCCTCCTAATTTATTAGGTCCTTTGGGTATTGTGCCATTGAAAGATGGTAGTCTAAGAGATGGTGATAGAGAACCTTATGAATATACAACAATTCCATTATCTGGAGAGTTGGGTTTAGAAACAGTAAAGTTGCAATTTGAAGAATTAAATAAGAGATGTGAAATTAACAAGCAATGCTCATTACATATACATATTGGTAGTATACCAAAAAGAAGTATGGAATTTGTAATAGCTTTGTATAAACTCTGTTATAAAATTCAAGATGAAGTATTTGAAATGTTTCCAGCTTATAAAACTAATCCTGAGAACTTTGGATTTCATAAGAATTACTGTCACAAACTTCCTAATTTGAATCTTGATGAAGAAAAGTTTAATACAGCTAATTTAAAACCTCAAGATGCTAAAATATTAGTGAAGAGTGCATTTGATAAGATTTATCACTTCTGGAGTGATAATACTGTTAGATATACAGATGGTATATGGAATTTAGATAATAGACAACATCCTAAAGGTAAGTTAAATAAATGGGATTACCAATCTAGATATTCTTGGTGTAACATGCATAATTTTCTATTTTCACATAGAAGTACCATCGAGTGGCGTTGTCACACGCCAACTATGAATTTTATAAAGACAAGTAATTGGTTATTTATTACAACAGCTATTGTACAATTTGCTGAACAATTTACTAATGAAATTCTAAAGGACGATGTTGAATATACGTTAGAGAACATCTTAGGATGTTACAGAAATTATTTCTTTAAATCTTTTTACGAAAATGATTACTCTAATCAAGTAGCTGATTACTTAATTGATTATGTAAGATTTAGAAAACAGATGATGAAGAAAGATATTGAAAATGGTGATGGTTTTGGAACAAGTATAGAATTTAAAAAAGATTCTAAATTTGAATTTGAATCACACGGTCTTAAATCTTTATATTGAGATTAATAAATAAAATACAGCTAGCTAGTGAAACTGCAATGACATTTGTGGATGAATTAGCTAGCTTTTTTAACGAGGAACATAGTATTGATGACATAGATAATGAATGTTTAAAATTTACTGATAAGTATCAAGAAATCTTTGATAAATGTTATGATAATATTCTAGGTTTTATTGAAAATAATGAAGAAATTTTTAAAGATTGATTAAAATATGGATACCTGGTGGCACCCCGTCAAGCAAGAACAGTCGCATATGGACTGGGAGATTCTCTATTGCTAGTAAGGCTACCCAAAAGTGGTGGAAGGAGAGTAAGGATGTTTGGGAAAAACATGCTAAAGAATTTAGAGAAGAATTTGAAAAGAAAGAAAAACCAGTGAAGGTATATTTTCAATTTGTAAGAGGAACTAAACATAAGTTCGACCATATAAATCCCGCACAGGCTGTGCAAGATGAAATGGTTAAACATGGATGGATTCCTGATGATAATGCAGATGAGATTATTCCAGTATTTGAAAAGCATACTTACAATAAGGAAAAACCTGGTTGTTGGATTAAAATGAAGTAATGAGAACATTTGTATGTGGAGATATTCATGGTAATCATAGAGGATTACTACAATGTATTGAAAGAAGTAAATTTAACAAAGAAGAAGATACATTAATTTCATTAGGTGATGTGGCAGATGGTTGGAGTGAAACTTCAGAATGTGTAGATGAACTTTTAAGTATAAAAAATCTTATTAGTATTGTTGGTAATCATGATGATTGGTGTAGAAATTGGTTTAATTTTGGTGAACAACTTCCTATTTGGACACAACAAGGTGGACAGGCTACTGTTGAATCTTATATAAGAACAGGTAAAGTTATGGATAAGTCTCATAAAGACTTTTGGAATAATCAAATAAATTATCATATTGATAATGAAAATAGATTATTTGTTCATGCTGGAATTAATAGACATTTTTCTATAAATGATAAGATTCATAATAGTAATCAAGTTCTAAATTGGGATAGAGATTTTTGGCTTGCTGCATTATCTTTTAAAGGATTAGATGGGTATAAATTTAAAATCTATGATGATTTTAAAGAAGTATTTATTGGACATACAGCTACAGTAAATTGGAATAAAACAGAACCTATGCAAGCAGCTAATATTTGGAATTTAGATACAGGAGCTGGATTTAAAGGTAAATTAACATTTATGGATATTGATACAAAAGAATATTGGCAAAGTGATTTTGCAAATCAATTATATCCAGATGAAAAAGGAAGGTAAAAATAAAAAATGGCAAACATAACAGCAGAACAAGATACAGAGAGAAAAGGAATTATAGATGTTTTAGTAGAGAGAAATGGTTATCATTATAATTTACATAAAGCAGCTGAAGAACTACAAGAATTAGCTTTAGTGCTTACACAGAAGTTACTAAAACCCAAGAAAGTAGATGACCAAGAGATTATTGATGAAATAGGTGATGTAGAAATTAGAATGGAAATACTTAAAAAAATATTCGATAAACAGAAGATTGAAAAGAGGATTGCATATAAGTTGGGAAAGTTCCACGAATATGTAGATCACAATAGTTATAAACACATATGAAATGTTGGGTAATAAGTGATACACATACACAACAAGCATCTTTAGGTTTACCAATAGAACCAATAGAAACTGTAATACATGCTGGAGATTCTACAAATTATAGAGATTGGGTTAACAACCAACCTGAATTTGAAGAGTTTATAAAATGGTTTAGTGGAATATCTATTAAGAATAAAATATTAATAGCAGGCAATCATGATACATGGGCTTTAAAAAAATATAATGTAGATAGAGTTAAAGAATTAGGAATTCATTATTTAGAACATGAATATTTAGAATTAGAAGGAAAACTTATATTTGGTAGTCCTTACACTCCTACATTTGGTAATTGGCATTTTATGAAAGATAGAGGTAAACTATCACAATATTGGGAAGCTTTAACTGAAAACATTGATGTTTTAGTAACACATGGTCCACCTAAAGGAATATTAGATTTATCTCATGATAGAGATCATAATCTTGAATATTGTGGTGATGGAGCACTAACAAAAGCTGTTTTTAAAGTTAAACCTAAATTTCATGTATTTGGGCATATACATAATTCTGAAGGTTGTTATAATCAAGGAATAAGAACATTTGAAAATATAAACTTTGTTAATGCGTCTTGTGTAACTGATGGTAAATTTAATCAGGGTTGTACATCACATGGATTAATAATTGATATTTAAATTAATTAATGGAAAATAAAAATTATTTTGATGACAATTCTATTTCTTATTCTAAGTTACGGAATCTTTCTGTTGGTCCTGCCTATTTTAAAAAAATACAGGAGGAAGAGCAAGAAGATAAGGAGCATTTTATTATTGGGTCTTGCGTTGACATTTTACTTACAGAACCTGATAAATTCTGGGAAAAATATGCTCTTGAATTTCAAGAAGTATGTGAAAAAGTTCCTACACCTCAAATAAGAGATTATGGAGGATTTTTATATGCAGGATTATCTGAAGAAGAAGCTTTTGAAAGAACAAATTTCAAAAGAGAAAAATTAGAATCTGTCAAAGAAAAATTTGATAAAGAAGCTAAAGAGTGGTTTGAATGGATTAAAAAGAAAGGAGAGTATGAAAAATCTAATGTTAATAAACAAGTTATTTCTACTTCTCAATATTCTTTAATCACTAGAATTGTAGAATCTCTTAAAACTAATAGATTTACAAGGAAATACTTTGAAGGAACAATAGGCACTAAAACAGATAAACATCTGCAATTAGAGATTTATTGGGAGTATAAAGGTGAAAAATGTAAGTCTAAGTTAGATTTAGTGATAGTTGACCATGAAAATAAGGAAATACATCCAATAGATATTAAAACTACAGGTAATTCTGTGTTTAGCTTTGATTCTAGCGCATTAAAGTGGAGATATGACTTACAGTCTAGTTTCTATTCAAGTGCTTTGTATTGGCTTATAAATAAGTCAAATGATGAATATTGGAATAAGTTAAAAGATTATCGAATTTTACCATTTAAATTTATTGTAGAAAGTAGTAAATATCCTGGAATGCCTTTACTGTATGAATGTTCAGAGAAATTCCTAAAGGGTGGAATTGATGGATTTGATTATCAAGGAAGATGGTATAAAGGATTTATAGAGTTAATTAATGACTATAAATGGTATAGAGATAACAATTCTTGGGATTACCCTAAGGATATAATTGAAAAAGAGGGAATAATTAGTTTAAAGATTGACTAAAGAAAGTGTAGAAGTAAAATATAACAGAACCACTAGATTCTTACTACCATCATTAAGATTAAATGATGATGCTCTTATTAAAATGGGGCTTGTTAATTGTTATTTAACAGATAATGAATATGATGTTAGATGGGATTTAGAAGGTTGTTTATATCTCTTATTTAAGCCACAAAAACTTGATACAGAGTTTGAGGAGTATTCTGAGTTAATGCGTCAATTACCATGTTATAAGGATGAATATGATGTTGAGAATGGTGTAGTATTTGTGTGTCAAATACCTACAATATATCAAAGTATTGTAAAACCTTTTAAAGAGGGTAAATATTCATCAATAGATAAAAACTATGTAAAACACTGTGTTCCACAATTTATTAATGGTAAATTAAGTAAAAGATGGAAGATATTTTACAAGGATAAATCTATTGTTGAAGAATTAGCAAAAGAATTAGGATATAAAACTGAGGAAGAGGCTAATAAATGGATTGTTGAAGTAGAGGATAAACCCTATGCTGAGGATGAGATATTCAGATACAGTCCAGAAATTGAAACAGATTTAGAAAGAAAAACATGAGTGAAAATACAATTAAATTAAGACATCCTCAATTTGGATTAGTAACATTCTCAGGAATGACCTTACGTCAGATGGATGTATTAAAAGATTATGAAAAATTAATAAAGAAAAATGAATCTAGTAAAAAGAATAAAGCTGTTATTGACGCTGAAATCAGAATTAGTTCCTCTAATAGAAGGTATTAATTCAAGATATGATGACACTAATGAATGGTGTAAAAAGAAAGAGTGGAAAGTATTTGATAATATTCATAAAACATTGAATGTTGTTGAAGAACAAAAAACCAAGGAAGTAGAAAATAATGTTGCTAATGATAGTTGGTATAGTGATAAAGCAATAGATATTGCATTGAAAACTTTTATAGTTGTAAATAAATAATATGCCACCTGAACAAGTAGAATGGGTAAAAGCTAAATGCGCGAACTATGAAAGAGATAATATAGATCCAATAGTAGAAGCAGTAAAGCAGAAACTTTCAGATAGAAGTCAAGTAGGTATAAAAAAATATAGTACAACTATATGGAATAATACTGATGAAAACTATATAAAACATTTACAAGATGAATTGTTAGATGGTGCAAATTATTGTGAGCAACAAATGAAGTTAGGAATGTTTACTATGGATATGATAATATTGATAGAAAATACACCAAATGATGAAGAATTAGGAAATAAAATTAGATCACTTTATATGAAAATGCAAAATGGTAGTAACAAGAATTAAAAAAACATATTATCCTAGAGCTTGTCAGAAATTACAAGAGATTCAAGATGGTATATTACAAATACTTTATGAAAATAAAATAGAGGAAAGAATTATATTTCCAATTACATCAGATTTAGATACATTTGAATCTTATGATGATATTAAGAAGGAATATTTAGTAGATTTCTCAACAAGTGATGATGAAGAAATTGTATTTAATCCTGAATATTATACAGTGATTAAAGAACATAATAAATCTTTACAAGGTATGAAAGATCAAATAATATACTATATTCAACCATCATTATCTTTCACTTCAGTAGAAAGGAAACATGTTAAAGAAGATTTGGTAATAGGTTTTTGTGTGTTAAATCCTAGTAAACCACTAGATTCATGGTCACTAATAACTAGAGTATTCTCAGCAGTAGGTTTAGAAATTGATAGAGATAGAAGTATTCAACATTTAAATAATGGTACTATTGAATGCTCCATTGATGGAACTTTAGTGGGTTTTGGTAAAAATGGTAGTGAACATGATAATATGATGGAAGCTCACTTTAGTGTAACAGATATTTATTCAGTATTAAGTAAAAGAAGATAATATGGATATTACAAGTATATTTATAGCTAGAACTTTTAACAGAGAGTTAACTGAGAAGAGGGTGGAAACGCCCTCAACTCTAACCAATGTTAATAGGAACAATAAATATGGAGATGATTGGATTTATGATAGTGAGTTTAATTTTTGGAGACAAAAAACTTCAACTGAAAAAATAGAAGAACTAGCACAAAAACAAGCAGCATTACAAGTTCCTTTTATTATGACTAGTGATAAAGATGATGATAATGATGATAATAATCACATGGGTAATCATATACCTAATTATAATTATTTAGATGAAGATGATGAAACTGAGAACTGGGTTAAAGAACATCTTGAAAGATATGAGAGAGAACAGAAAAAGAAACAGAAATTTTCAAGAAAAGCTATATCTACTGATGAATATATAGATGATACTGTTATGTATGGATTAACTGACGAACATCCTACTAATAAGATATTAACATATGATGATGAAATAGCATTATTATATAGTTATCATAAAGATGAAAAATATGTTGATAGAAATGATAATATTATTCAAATTATCAATAGAACAGTTAATAATGTAGAATTTACAAGAAATGCTCATCTAGGTAAGATGAAAAATGTTCCTATTAATAAGAATAGAGTGGAATTTCTAACAATGATGAATTTCAAACCAGGAGATAAGACAGATTTTTATAAAATAACAAGAAATTAAATGGCTATATATTTAAAAATTGATAAACCAAATAGCATAGAGGATATATTATTAAATTTATTTGCTTTCAAAGGACATTACCATACAGGTGTTGAAACATATTTTGATGAAGCTTGTACACAAATACATTGTGAAGCAAATAAATGGAGAAGTTTTGATGATATATTTGAAATAGTAAATACATATTTTCCTAATACAGATGTGAAAGAAGTAATACATCAACTATTAATTTTACCATTACAGAAAGGTAATGGAATTGATTTATATCCATACTTTGTATTTTGTAATAAAATAAATATGTGTACATTAATGCAATATCCAGGATTAACTTCTTGTGATACATCTTTTACACAAACTAAAGGTGTTGGTAAATATGCATGGGGAGAACTATTGGGGTTATTAGGAATTACGAATTATGAAGAATTGAAGAATTATATTGAACAAAATAAAACAAAAATTAAAAATGAAGAAACAATTGCAACAGCAGTCTAAGACAATTACAAGAAGTAAAGCAGTAGAATTAATTAAAGCATCTAATGGTAAGATATTTACCAGTACATGGATTAAGAAAGATGGTACAGAACGTACAGTAAATGGTAGATTGAAAGTTACTAAGGGAACTAAAGGTGGTAAGAATAATGCAACTGGAATGGGATATATTACAATGTATTCTATGAAGGATAAAGGATTTAAGAATCTAGACCCTCGTACACAAACAGTATTGAAGATTAATGGTGAAAATTATAAAGTTAAGTAATGAAATATTATTTATTAACAATGTCTGAAGATCATGGTGATGAACATAATATACCTGCATTATGTTGTATGACTGAAGAAGAATTTAATATTTGGCAACAAAGTATACCTAATCCATATGCTTTTCTTGGTAATGGTGGTGGAGAATATTTCTTACAAACTGAATATAAAAAGAAATATACAGGAAAAGATTACATAAAAGATAAAATAGTTGATGTAACTGAAGTAAATGAAGATTTTGTAAATACTTTTAACAAAGTAGGTTTAGCAGGATTGAGTTTATCAGGTATTTTTGATGAAGATGAATTTTAAATAAAAAAGGTGGGAAGAGATAATACTCAACCCACCTTTACCTAAAAAATTTGACCTCTCATTTAAAACTGTTTCTTCTCGTCCTCATCATATAACTCAAATGTTGTAGTAATTCTATAACCAGGAACTAAATTTCTAAGAAAATAACCAACAGGTTTAGTTTTCTTATTATCTTCACCAGTAACAGTTTCATAACTATTTGTAGCAATAGATGTAGCTAATTTCTGAATATCTGTGGCTAATCCAATTACAGGTACAGTATTTCTACCAGCAGTAGAAGCTATTGCAGCAGGATTTACAAAGAAAGATAACTCTCGTAAAGCTCTTCTAAGTTGCCTCATAACCATTCTTTTTTGATAAGTGTCATCATCCCAAGCATTACCCAATAACATTAATCCTAGAGCTAAGTATAGAATTGTAGATAACTCAATAGCTGTAGCTCTTATATTACCTTGCATATGTTCTATATATTCCTTATAAAGCTCTTTCTCAGTCTTATTTGTAAGTAAGTGAGGATTATTCTTCATATACTCTTCAAACTGTGCCCTAGCTCTATTTTCATTTATCTTTAGATTTAGACCTACTTTAGAAGATAATCCAAATGTAGCTACATCTAAACTAAATTGACCCATTCTTTTAAGTAATTTAGGTAAAAATACTTGCATACCTTTATCAAAATCTCCTCCAAATTGTGTAGATACATCTCTATATCTACCCTGTCTAATTAACTCACTAGTACCATCATAATGTAGAGAATCTAATCTCTCAATAGCTAATGCAGGTAACCAGTTCTTAAAGGACATAACTAAACTACCTAAAAGAGAATATTGCATAGCATTTAAATCTTCTTGTGATAAAGAACCTTTAATATTTCTTGCAGTATTCATTACAGTGTTTCTAAACTGTGTATAACCTTCATCTGTAAGACCTTCTATTTCAAATTTATCTTTAGATATTTTAATAGAATTATACAAAGATTTTGTACCTTCAGGTAAAATAGATAATCTTTTAACATTACCTTCTGAATCTACACCATAATTCTTCATCATACTAACTAATACAAGATTAGATGTATGTTCATCAGCATTTCTATAACCAATAAATAAATTATCTTCATCAAGCCATTTTAAGGCTTTAGAGACACGCATATCCTTTGACTTATAATGTGCCCTCTTTTCTCCATAAGGTTCAAAAAAGTAGGTTATAGCAGCAAATTTGGACTGTTCTTCTGTACCAGGAATTAAAGCTTTCTTATGAAAAGCAATAGTATCTAACATTTGCTTCTTGTTATAGAAAAATCCTTTTTGTCCTTCAAAGAACATGTTAGCTTGTTGTCCTAAGTAGTTGGTAGTAATTAATAGTGGTGCAAAAACTAACTCTTTTGTAACTTGATATTGCTTTAAACTATTAATTAATTTAGCATGTTTACCAGCATCCTGGTGTTTAATACCATATAAATGATAATCCACATGTTTTTGGAATAATTCAGCTGCTCCACTAGCATAACCAAATTTCTTCTTTAATTCACCTGATAATCTCTTAATAGGTTTACCTTCAGAATCATTCTCTACTTCACCAAATTGTGGTTGGTATATAATATCCTGTAAAGCATTTGTTTGAGCCTCAATTTGTCTAAGGTTATTATAGTTATAAGCCATTGACATAAACATCATTAAACTCTTATTTAAATCATAAGATTTCATGGTTTTATCAATCTTACCTTCATCATTCATGAAAGGTTGTAAGAATAATCTAGGTATAGTTCTAACACTTTTACCTGTGGATAAATCTTGTTCACTTTTATCTGTTATTTCTCCATAACTAACATCATCTGGTTGAACATTCCATATTTCACCTAATTTATCTTTAACTTGGTCAAATGTAGGAATACCACTTTCAAATAACATTTCTAATGTTTCCTTTCTAATCCAAGGTATAAAGTTTCTACTTACAGTATTTTCACCTTGTTCATGTCCTAATAATTCTCTAGCTTCAAGCATAGATTTTTCCCAAAAACTATAGTAATCCAAAAGAGGTTTATTATCTTTTATTTTCTTGTAATCTTCAGTTAAATATTTATCATTAGTAAAGAGTTCCTTTTTCTCTTGATAATATACTCTCCAAAACTTAGAATACATTACGTTCCCAGTTTTAGGATTATTTTCAGCTTCCCAAGTTTTTAATTTAATACCATCTTTAGCATTTGTAATATCTATAGTATTATTCTGAATAAACTTAGTTCTTTTATCTTGATAAATTTCATCAGCATTGGATTTTAACTCAATAAACTCTGATAATTTCTTTTTATCTTTATTTTCTTGAGCTTTATTGAAAGTTTCCCAATAATCTTTATTCAATTTAGCATGTAAATTACCTGTTTCTCTATTAATTAACAAATTATATACATCCCAACCTTTATAACCATTGTTAGTACCCCAATCTTCTAATGCTTTAGCTTTAACTTTTAATTCAGTTTCAAATTTATTTACATTTTTACGTGTAAAATCATTTGCTTTAGATAGCATATTAAAGAATTTCTGAAATATAGGACTATCTATTTGAGATAAAGGTCTAAACCACTTATCCACCCATGTTAATTCTTTAGCTCTAGCACTAGCAACTTGTTCATTATCTAGTAAAGCTCTATTAGTTTGTTCAGCAACAAGAGTATCTTGTAATTCCTGTATCATACCTATTACATGATAAGCAGAATTAAGCTTTTTATCTAATTCTTCCTTATCTAAACCTAAACTTTTATAGAAAGTAGGTGTGGTTATAGCTAAATCTGACCATACTTTAATATCATCTACAAGCTCATTAATCTTTTCTAATGATAACTTAGATAAATCACTACCTAAATCACTTAAAATACCATTAAATCCTTTAGTAAGATACGTTAAATCCTTATCTACAATAATTCCTTTAAATGCTTTATCAATCCTAGTTATTTTACCTCTTAATACATTGGCTGTATCACTAGTTTTAAATTGTTCTTTATCTAATCTAGCTTGATAGTTAGCTTTAAGATTTAAAAGCTTTGTAATAGCCTCATCTAGTGTTTTAATACCTGTTTTTTCAGCTATAATAGGGATAGGCTTAAAGAATTCACCAGTTCCTTGTATCTTTAATATTCTTTTAGTAAGTTTACCTTTAGATGTATCATCCTTATCTTTAAAAGCATTTTGTAAGAATATAGGTTGAATTCTACTAAATCTAATTTGTTTAACACCCATTTCATTAGTAAGAACCTTATTTATCTTATTTAACTGCAAAGCAAAATCTGCTTGCTTATAAGTAGGAGTCCATTCATCAGATACTACATAGGGTTGACCATTAGCCCAAGTCACACTATCAGCTTTAGCTCCAGCAGTTTTATAATCTATATAACCACCAGTAGCATCACTAAAAATAGCAATTACATCACCTCTACCCATCTCTTTTTGAGACATATTGGGAAGTAATCTTTCTGTCTTTAAATAGATTTTACCATTGGGGTCTATTTCTCTTTGTGTCTTTTTAAGGAAATCTATATTACTTTGAGCTATTCTTTTAGCTTCAGATAATACACTATCACTAATACTATATGTATTTTTGATTTCTAGGTCACTTTTAGAGGGTTTTCCTGTATTATGAAACATTGGGTCACTATTAGCTAGATTATGTGTTAAATCCTCTAATACTGCGTGAACAGTGGTACCTGATTCAGCTTTAATTACATTATCTGGATTTTCAGATATTTCTTTAGCACTATCTCTACCTCTAAGTTTCTCAAATTTACGTGCTACACTATCTGTAAATCTTCCTGGAACTACAGTTTCTTGTGTTCCATCAGAAATTACATATCTTTCTGTTTTACCAGAAGGTGATTTATAAGCTTCTTTAGGTAAATCTTCATTCTTAATAGTCTTAACACTAATTAAATCATCTAAAGCATCTAATCTAGCAGATATTTCTTCTGCTGTTATATCTGGATTTTTCTCAAATATTCCTGTTTTATTAACAAGAGCTGTTCTTACATCATCATACGTAAGATTTGGAAGGGTACACGCCATTAATTACATTTTTTATCTAAGCCAAGTTCATTAGCTACATTATCAATATTAAACTCTTTATCTAAAATAGTATTTTTAATAAAATATTTATTTTTTCTATTTATTTCATTTTCTAATGAAGTATAAATATAATCAACATCAAAATTAGTTAATTTTAAGTAATTAATTAATGTATTATATTTGTCAACCTTTTTTTCAGCTATGATTTTAGATATTTTTAACTCATTAAAAGGATTTAAATATAAATTTAAATCTTTAGTTAAGTTATCTAAATTTGAGTATCTTTTTTTAACAAGAAATATCATTTGTTTTTCAGAAGCATATTTAGTTTTAATATCAGATCTAAATAAACTTCTTAATTTATATTGTTGAGTTTTATCATATTCTTTTAAAGCTTTATCAAATCCTATAGAATTAGCAGATTTTAAAAACCCATTTAATAATCTGGAAAAAGAATACACATATTCTACAGAATCTTGTAAACTTTTAGCCTGATTTATAGAAGATACATAATTATTCCAAACAGAATTTACAAAATCTTTATTTTTTAATCCTTTTTGTAAATCTTCTAAAATTTTAGGTATATTTTCTGTATAATCTAATCTTATACTATTTCCAATTACACTATTAATAATTCCTTTTATATCAAGTTCTTTAACTTTTCTTGGTAGATAATCTTTTACTTTTAATTTTAATTTATTTCTAAGAAAATTAATAACTTTTTGTTCTTCTTCAGAAGTAACAGTTTTAGTTTCTAATTTAGATTTTTTAAAATCTCTTTCTAATTTTCTTCTTTCTTTTTGCTCATTTTGATATTCTAAATAAGTATCTAATTTTAGACCTTGTTCAGTTATTTGTTCTTCTAATAATTTTATATAATCTTCTGAATTTTTTATATTATTTCTAATATAATTTTCAAAAGTTGGAGATATATTACTTCCACTATTCTTTAAAATACTTCTTATAAAATTAGCAGATAATTCTAAACTTAAATCATAATTAGATTTTATATCATCTAAAGTTAAAGGGATTAATCTTGGTTTATATGTAGTTTTTAAATCTAAATCTCCTCTTCCAAAAAATTCATCAGATATAAATTCATGTTGGGGCATATCATATATATAAATGTTATTATTTATAGCAACAGCACTAACAAAATGTGTAATTAAAAATTCTCCTAATGGGGATTTAACTTTAACTGGTAAGTTTGTTCCACTTTGATTTGGATATGGATTTAAACCAACCTCCTCTAATTTTTTTGTAGATTCATGTGCTGTATAATTACATATTCCTTCTCCACATAAAGTTTCTTTATCTTCATAAAGTTGAAAACTATCTAATTTTTTATATTGTTCATTAGTAAGATTAAGATTATTTATTGGTGTAGTTTTACTTATTTGTTGAACATTAACAACTGATTTTTTAAGTTTAACAATTTCTTTAACTGGATTTAAACCATTATTGATAGTTTGTTTATTAATTTTATCATACCCTCTAGCTTTATCTATTTTACTAAATACATCTCTATTAAACTGAGCTACCATGTTTCTACCTGTAATTACAGATACAACATCTAGTTTAAATTCTTTCTTAACATAGTCTAAGAATCTTTTAGCTTGCTCTTTAAATTTATTTTTATCTATAATTTTATCTTGATTATCAATAGCTCCTACTTTTACAAGTGTTTCTCTTGCGTTAGCTTCACTAGACAAATATTTAAAACTGTTATCAGGACATCCCATATGTTATATTTTTAAAATGGACAACTAGGATCTTCATTAGGATCATAATTTGGATTTAATTTATCTTTAGTTTCTTCTACTATTGGTTGTTCTTGAGTTAATGTTTTATATTCAATTTGCCAAGCTCCATCTAATTTAGGTTTTACTTTAGAATTAAAATAATCTACAGACCATCCTTCTAATTTACTCCATTGTTCAGCAGTTTTACCACTACCAACTAATTTATGTAAGGGTTTAGTAACTTCAACTAATACTTTTTCACCATTAGCACTTTCCCACTCTATAATATCACCTTCTTTTAGATTTTTCCAATAATCTATATGTCCATCAGATTCATATCTTGTAGTAGCAGTTCTTTCTCCATTTTTAATAGCTTCAAAAGTAGTAGTAGATGTTACACCACTTCTTTTATTGCCACCATAAGAAAAAGTCATTTTACCTTTAGCTGAAATCTTCTTAGAACTATCTATATTAAGTTTAGGTTGTTCTATTACTTCTTGTTCTCTATCATCAAACATATCTTCTCCAAATAAATTTAAACCTTCTTTCTGAATACCATATTGTAATACATTGTATCCATTACCTTGTGGTGTATAAGATTTACCATCAATAAACACTACTACTTCATCTTTATATTTAGTTTTATAAATATCAGGTTTTTGACTTCATTAAATCAAATTCAGATAAATATGTAAGTAAATTTGTTCTATTTAAAGCAAATTCCTTAGCAAATATATTTAAATCTTCTTCACTTGGATTAAAATCTTCTAATAATATACTTGTTAAATTATGATATAATTCAGCAGGTATAATTTGGTTAATTTGGAAAGGTGAATTACCTAATCCTGCTTGTAAGAAATTACCTACAACTATAGCATCAAATAAAGGTTTATCTTCATCTCTAATCTTTTGTAATTCATCTGTATATAAATCCACAGCATAAGCATTCAACTTTTTAGTCCAAGGTTGAAAGTTATCATATGTAGCTTTACCAATAGTAGTATTACCAACTAATGGAGCTATAATATCTAAGAACTTATTACCATATAATGGATGTTCAGGATTAGTTTTAATAACCTCTATTTGTTTAGCAACAGTGTTTTCACCATGTATACTAGACTTAATAGACATTCCTAAATCTTTAAGCTTAGTTTGAATTACACTAAGAATTAAATCATCGTGTATAGCCTTATTTAACTTCTCTAATCTCTTACCTTCTTTCTTCTTAAAGAATGGTACAATCTTATCTCTAGTTACAGATAAAGCTAATCTAATAGCAGGATTCTTATAAATTAAATCCAAGTCTTTAAATGCTGCTTTAATCTTCTGAGCTTCCATATAAGGCATTAATATACCTCCAAAAGCATCATCTTGATTTAACCATTTAGTTTGAAAATCTTGTATAAATCCTTCTTCTATTACAACACCAGCTTCTGTATTAGTTAATAGAGCCTCTGTAATATCTTTATCATTGTTAGTGTCAGGATTAGACATTTTAATGAAGTTATTAAACTTTCTACTTTGTTCAGTATAGTTTATATATTCCATTAACATTCTAAATTGATTCTCTTTATCTTTATCAGATAAATTTAATCCTGTAGTAATATCAAAATCTCCATTATACAATGCTAAACCATCTAATAATGATTTATCTGTATGTTTAGTGGTTACACCATCCAAATAAGCTTTAGAATTAACTTGTTTAGTTAAACCTACAGGCACTTCAATCTTAATATCAAACCATTGTAAAGTTTCTCTTACAACATCTGTATTATTTAATTCTAATCCACCTATTTTCTTACCATCTTTAAATTTACCCCTACCTGTCTTTTTAACTACATCTGATTCATTAATAGCTCTAAATTGTAGATATTTCTGTATAACAGGTTGTGATAAAAAGAAAGATATTTGTTCATAACTAGCACCTCTTCTAAGAAGCATTGTAGCTATATCTTGTGTATCTTTATTAATACCTATTTCTGGTAAATAAGGGTTCTTTCCAGCATCCACATTACCTGATAAATAAGCAGAAAGTACGTCAGTAATCCATTTACCTGTAGCTTCTTTAATGTCAGCTAAAGAATTATTATTATCTTCAAACCATGTTTTAAACTCAGGAGATATACGAATATCTTTAATTTGAGTAATTGCATGATTAGGAATATGTCTAGCTACCATACCTAAACCCGCCTTACTACCAAAGAAATCTTTAAATTTCTTACTAGAAGTAGAAGGTAAGAATACATCTGTAATACTTACTTTATTTCCTGGAGCTATATATAATCCAGATTTTTCATCTTTAGTTGCACCTTTAGCTTTTAATACTTTCTGTAATAGTTCTTCTTTCAAATAACTATCATCAGTAGCAGCATAAAGTTGTCTAAGATTTAATGGATGTAATAATAATGCATGAGTAATATCAATTAACTTATTTTGAATTCCTTCTTTATTAAATTCACCAAAAAATTTGACCTCATTAATTTTACCATCCTTTACTTTAAAACTCTTAAAATAATTAAAGAGTTTATCAATGTCAAAGTCACTACCTGTTTGCTTAACAAATGAGCTAGGAACTATAATTGTATTAATTGTAGGTTCTAAGTAATATTTAATAAAACCTGGTGTATTAGAAGCATATGATTGATTAGGGATACGCAATCCATGAAATATTCTAAGACTTTCATCCATGTGAGTATCTATATTAGTGTTGAAGTTATTTAACTTTTCTTCAAAGTCTTTACCTTCTAACTTAGACACATAATTAATTAATTCATTAGGGAGTGGTACAGCAAATTCTGTTCTTCCTTTAGAATCTCTAAAACTTAATTTATCACTAGCAAAATATGCTTTATTTTTAGAATCATACTCTCTAGTATAACCTTTTTCCTCAAGACCTCTTACAGTACCTTGTGGTATTACATCACCAAATCTTTTTTGTTTAATTACTCTATTAGTAACCACAGACATAATAATCTGTTCTACTTTATCTTTTGTAGATAATGTATTAATAGGAACAGCTTTACCATCTTCATTAATAAACAAATCAATAGAAGTTAAAACATTATCACTAGAACTTCTATCTCTAGCCTGTTCTACCAACAATTTCTTAAAGGCTGTCCAATTATTTATTTTACCATCTCTGTAGTCTATATCAGCCTTTAAATCAGCTATATCTTTATCTATAATAGTATTAAGCAACTTATTATACTGATAAGTATAATGTGCTAATTCACTAATTTTCTTTTGTTGTTCATCAGAATATGTAGACCACAATCTTTTATCATAATTCCAATCTTTACCTGTATAATCTCTTGGTATACCGCCTTCAAATACATTATGTAACATATTCTTAGTAGCTTGAGTAGCTTGAGATATTTTACCTTTAGCTTCTCTATTCATATCTAACTGTATACCAAAGTATTTCCAATCTAATTCATTAGTAATCCAATCTCCAAGATTTAATTCTCCATCCTTATAAAATTGTTCTAGCTTACCACCACCTTGCTTATTTATTTGTCCAAATTTATCTATAAAAGTCTTCCCTTCTCTCCCTTTAGCACCAAATTTAGCAGCACTATCTAAATGTACAATACCAATACCTTCTTTAAGCATTTTTTCATGTAATGCTTCTAGATTACTTCCTTTAATCATTTGAGGTATTAAAGGCATATAAGATGTCTTTCTGTTAGCCATTGAGAATGTAGAGTTTTCTGTTGGTCCTACATAGTTAGGTTTTTGCATGGTAAGTCTAATAGCTTCAGAAGAGGTAATATTCTCCCCTGCTACAACCTTTCTCCATATATTTTCATCTACTTTATCCCAAGCACCTGACTTTAACATCATTTCTCTATAGAAATAGATATTTACCCATGATGCCCCATCACCTTCTTCATATTTAAGGTAGTGGCTAGCAAATGTTTCAGCTAAAGTTTCAATAAATCCTACAGTTTCTTCAGGGTATTCTTTAAAGAAAGATTTTTCAGCTATCTCTTTAATTTCTTCATATACCTTTTCTGTCTCTCTAGTATTTCCATCCAAGAGAACTGTTTCTTTGGCTCTAGAATAATCTCCATTAACAACAGTGTTATAATTAAGAGTAGTACCATCTGATAATTTTATAGGGTTAACATCATTAGTTCTAGCAATATAGTCATTATTTAATACACTATTTATACTAACCTTACGTGTAGAGTTAAATTGTGATAACCTCTTAAATATATCATCAGGAGATTTAAATGCAGCTAAGTCACCAAAAAATACTTTAGTTTGTTCTATATTAGCTATTACTTGATTTACAAATGAATAATATAATATATCATCAGCACTAGTAAGATTAAATTTTTCATTTAGCTCTGTACTAATACCAATTACTCTATCTTTATATACTTGTAAAATACCAGCATTCTCTAAATCCTTTTGATATACTTTAGCTTTTTTCTGTAAGAAAGCCTCTATCTTTTGTATATAAATAGGTTTAGCTAATTCAGCATCTAAATCTTCAGAATTGAATAATGTACTTTGTTCAGCTTTAGTAAATACATCAGCAAAGAATCTTAATCCATAAGCTTTATTTCTATCTTGAATATTACTAAATACACTACCATTCTCATAAATCTCTTTATGTGTTTCTACCTCATCTTTAAGATAACCTAAAAATGTTTCTTGTAATATTTGTTTTTCACCAGCACCTTTAATAAATAATTGTCTTTCTCCATTTTTAAGAAATTCA